AAGGGGATTGCAACCCCTTGTGGTTTCGTCTTTAGATTCTAGTTTAAAGGATCAAACGGCCTCTGGTTCGGTTGCCAGCGGGGGGTTAAGTGGGAATGAGGAATTAAAAGCCCAGGAATCCCACTATGAAGAATGAACAGGGCTTGTGAGGGGGACTTGCTCCCGACCCGTAGGTCTCACTCGCTTGATGAGAACCTAGAACAAGGTGTGGCTGGTTCAAGAACTATTTTTGTGATTCGTGAATTATTTTTGGGGGTCGTTCGCCTCTGTTGTGAACGCACGCCCACGCATAGCAGAGAGCGTGCCAAGATTCTTTGCATATTTTTAGGCATTTGCCCGAACCCTCGAAAGTCTATGCTAGTGTATAGGGGATTGCCATACCCCCCTAGAATCGCCTCCTAGACCCCTAGGATTGCATTTTTACAATTCGTTTACATTATATGATTGGTATATGAACTATACATTATATCCTTACCTATGATTACAGGATTCAGTTCTAATCCTACTTGACAGACCTATGATTCGACCCCGAATCCTACTTGACAGACCTATGATTAGGATTTCTACAAGGGTCATTAGATTCTCTTATACCAAGTTCCTTGCATGATTTTAGGGCTTGACTGAACGGATGTTCACTAGGTTCTGTAAGTCGTTGAATTACAACACTTTACAACTTCTCACACAATTGCCCTACAGGGCGTTTTCAGAGGGTGGTCTAGGGGTAGGTATAGGCGATTGCAAGCCACCCTCCTAGGGCAATATAGGGGATTTACAGGACTTGGCACGAACCCTGCTAGGGGATTTACAGGCTGGAATATAATATGATATCTTTGGTTAGGATTACAGGATTAGAATATCTGAACCTAGATTCCTGTCTCAAGTTCGTCTCATCTGGACGCTGGTTTATAATTCTATAATTCTATAATAATCCTGTAGGGTCATTAGAGAAACTACGCACAGCATTAGCAAATCTACTGCGTGTAAAATCCCTTGATATGGGCTTGAGGGTAGGCGGGAACTGTGAATGATTGAGTGCGTAGGGTAAAACCTACACGCTCTTTGAAATCGCTTTCCGTAAACCCCCAATCTCGGGGGAGCGGGATACTAAAAACCAAAAACCAAAAAAATGAAAAAACTGATTATTAAAATGCTGGGTCTGGAATCGCTGGTGACCGAACTCGCTATGCTTAAAAAGCAAAACGAGGAATTCACCAATCGCATCAAGCACCTTGACGATGAGGTTAACGCCTTGGAAGAGCGGGTGCAGGAAAAGATTGATGAAATCGAGATTCCAGATATGGATGATTATGTTCATAGTTCTGACTTGGATAACAACATCGAATCTTATCTAAACGATAACGACTACGCCACTACTTCATATGTGGGTGAAGAAATCGAAAGCAAGGTTGATGTCGCTGTCGCTTGTGCTGTCGAAGACGCTGATATCGATTCTAAAATTGAATCGGCTATCGAAGACCTCGACATCGAAGAGAAGGTTCGTGACCTGTTCAATGACGCTAGTCCTGCTCCTATGAGCGAGGACGCTATCAAAGAAGAGGTTTCCGAGTCCGTCCGCAAGGCTCTTGCTGAAGTCTTGAGCAAGGCTCACGACCAAGTTCAGAAATCCTAAATCAGAGGGGGAAGTTACTAACCCCTTTTTTTGGTTCAGTATCAAGCGATTCACAGAATCCAATTTCTGTTCTCTGACATTCTACTTTCCTAATCCAGCAATCACGCTGGACGGAATACCAAACCAATAAATAAAATGAACAACCTAGAATATCAAAATGAGTTAAATGCAATTCTGGAACTGCTCCGAAGCGTAAGCAATCGGGCTGACAGGGTTGCAGAGTCCACGCAGAACCCCTCACAGGGGACGCTGGACAGGCTCGCAGAAGAGGCTAACGAAGCCCGACAAAGGCTCGCTATTCTGATTCAAGACTAAAGTTCAAGGGGAAGTGACTAACCCTGTTGGTTAAGTAGAATTCAATTTCTGTTCTTTCTCATCCCGCATATGCTATACTATATTAAAGCAAAGAATATCAAAGGCAAAGCGTCTGGACACGGCAAGCGAGTCTCCAAAGACTTCCTTGAAGCGTTTGACCGCTATGTTCACGATAAACTCCTAGACTGTCTTGAGGAGCATAACGGAGGCAAGAAGACCCTAGATGGGGCTTTGGCTTCCTATATGCTAGGCAAAAGCAGTTTAAAGAAAAAGTAAAGCAGGGGGTAACTCCCCTTTATGCGGGAAACTTTAGGTTCTGTTTACTGCGGAGAGACGAGTTCCTCCAATAATATCGTAAACAGGTAAAAGCATTATGTTTTCCTAATCTACTTTGACGCTGGAAGAATCCAGATTGGAGAAATCATTCTGGGGGTTTTGTTCATTAACCTTTAAGAGTTCTAATCCAGCGTCATCCACTTTGGGGTTGGGGCTGATGAATGACCGAAGAAGGCTTCTACTCTGGGGAGAGCATATACAGCCTACCAATCCCAATTCAATTTATGCACCAGCCTATAATAAAAAGGGGAGGTTAAAATCTCCCCAAAAATTTCTCACATAAACCTTGTAATACTAAAAAAAATTAACCACACTTCACCTATGGACTCATACTTCATCCACCACACGCCTCTCGTCCGAAAGACGAACACAGAAATCGCCTTCGATAAAGTAGATAAAGTCTACATCGGGAGGGGCAACTGTTGCCGATGTGGATGCGGAGGCGAATACTACACCGCAGAAGAGAATCCCGAAGAAGTTAAAAAGGCTCTTGATAAACTTTCCAGCGGTAAGTATGAAGTTGAATCGCAAGACGATTACATCTTTGAAGCCGAAATCTCCTGCACTAAAAAAGGATACACCAAAGTTATCTGCCTTTACCTAAAACAAGCCAACTAAAACCTATGAAAGATTACTCATATCATTTCAACTGCCTACAGATTCCTGTTGGCGATGCGTTCATCGAAGTAAACGGAACTGCAAAATACCAAATCGAGGATTTGGGTTCTGGAGACGATGACTCGGCTCTGGTTGCGTTCTTTCACTCCTGCGTGATTCGCTCCTACGACACCGAAGTCGAAGAGCCTTTGCAGGGACTTACCAAACAGGATTTGGAAGCCTTGGGCGAAATCGTCCTTGAGAACCTAAACGATGATTACGAACTTTGCACCTCTCTCGCCATCAACCCTAAAAACTAAAAACCAAAACTATGGACTACAAACCTAAATACGATGAATACACAGTAGGCTACACGATTATCGTTGCTTACTCTGTCGGAAACAAGAACAAGATTTACACCTTCTCTTATGCTAAAGCAGATGTTAAGGCTCTGCTGAAGTCTATCGAGACTTGGGAAGAGCATTTCGAGGGACAGGTGGAGAAGTGCAACGAGGAGGGCGTTGACTACACGCACTCAATGGAAATCATTCGTAATATGTACTATCCGACCACCCTTGGTTTCGGTAGCCTCTCGATTGAAAAGTCTGAACTCAAGGAACTCGCCTAATGGAAGCCCACACCATCAAACTCTTCGGAAAGAAGATTCAAATCACGGACAAGAGCATCTTCCGTGTGGAGCAACGCAAGAATGCGGAGAAGAAGCCCTACGAGGGCGTTTACAGCCACAAAGACATCCACAAGGCTCTGCTGTTCTTCACTAACACGGCAGTAAATCCTAATCTGACTATCCGACTCATCAAGGATGGCGATGAGTATATGTTGCTTCAGAAGAAGTAACTTAAATCTTATTACCTAGCAGACGGCACAGGTAGTTATCGCTGTTGAGCGAGGCTAATGTGCTGTCTTCTAATCCATTTAATACCTCTTTGGAAGTGATGTAGCCGTTACGCCCTAGAGCGTCATAGACTTCAGCCTTCTCAAAGCCAGCCTGTTTGCCGTCTTCCTCAAAGTCTTCGATTACATAATGAGCGATTCCGTTTACAAGGAAATCAAGCCCATCGTGTTTGATGTTTAGATTTTTGAACCTGTATTGATACATAATTAGACTGAACTAACTATGCGTATTACCCTTGTCAAGTCCCGAATCTCTGGGGGTGACATCGATGACCTCGCCCCGAATCATAGCGTTGATGTCGTGGTGGCTGACCTTGAGCCTATGCTCTACGACCACAGCAGGAGCGTCTTGGAGGAGCATAGCCTTGTCGGTCATAATGGCGATAGCCAAAGGCAACTGCCCAGCAGGAATATTATCAATCTCTGTCATAAGGCGTTCCGAGCCTCTGGTCACGATTTCAGACATAATCTTTGCCGTGTTCTTCTTCCAAGTTCCGAATTCAAATCCACCTTTAGCCTCCATCTCTTTCTTGATTGCGATTACTGTGTTGTTATTGATTCCTGTTTCCTCGACAACCGAGTTCACTCCGTGTCCGTCCTTGAGGAGACCTTCGACCTTATCTCGTTTTTCCTTGGGCATCTTCTTTCCCAGATTACGCTTATTATGGTTCGTGGGGAGAGGCTCTGGCGATGATTCGTAATTCATTTTGTCAAGAACATATCCCTGTTGACATCACCTAGCAAGCATTTTCTCATCATTTATGGAAATTATTGTAATGTTATTTATCGGTCTGGTAGCCATTCAGTTAGGCATCCTTGCTATGGAGATGCTGATGGTCATCCTGTTCTTCTTCACCAACAAAAAATGAGAATTAAGATTTCACAGATTCCCGCCTATCGGGACAAGTACATCATCGACCAGAAGGGCAAGTGCTGGCTGTGTGAAATTGATTTAAATAAGGTAACGCCTTGCCTTGACCACGACCACGAAACAGGGTTTTTGCGTGGGGTGCTGTGCCAGAACTGCAACGGCATCGAAGGTAAGATTCATAATTTAGCGAGACGAGCCAAGCGTGACAAAACCAAGATGGAGTTTTTGGATAAGGTTATGTCATATTGGAGTTTATTTAATGCACACCCTAGGACGGAGATTCATCCCACGCATAAGACTCCAGATGAGAAGCGATTGAGACGGAATAAAAAAGCAAGAGAGCGTAGGAAAAAGACTTGACGCTGTATTACGCTTTGGCAGTCTGGTGGAGCAATGATTCCACTACTCGACACTCTGCCGAAGGGCTTTGACCCTGCGGTTCTCGTTAACATCAAGGATAAGGACTATCGTGGTGCAAACGGCTTGAGCCAATCCTCCATCAAGGATTTTATCAAGTCTCCTGCCCACTACCTTGTCGCTACTGAACAGACCAGCGAGCCTACCTCTGCTATGCAGTTGGGTACTGCGTTCCACGCTGTGATGTTGCAGGACAAGCCCAAGGAGCATTACGCAGTTAAGATTAAGATGGATGGGCGTACCAAGGACGGCAAGGCTTACAACGAACAGTTTGCTTTAGATAACGCTGGCAAGGCTATCATCAACACGGAGGACGAAGAAACTCTGTTCAAGATGCGTGAGTCCATCCTCGCTCACCCTCTGGCATCTAAACTTACAAAGGGATTGACGCATAAGGAGTTCGCTGTCTTTGGTACGATGGAAACCAATGATGGTATGGTTCGCCTCAAGGGTTTGATTGACGGCTACTCCGAGACGGAAGGTTATATCGTGGATTACAAAACCTGTGAAGACGCTTCGCCCCTTGGATTCATCAAGGCGATTCGTGACCGCAGATACGACATCCAGAGCGTTCAATATCCTTGGTTGCTGAATAACGCCAAGATGAAGGTTACGGATTTCTATTTCGTCTGCGTGGAGAAAGTCCCTCCGTATGCGGTTGGTGTATATCGCATTGATTTAGATAATCTGATTGAGACAGGCAAGCGGTGGGCTTGGGCAATCGGTGACTTCTGCGATTGCCAGAACACAGGTAAGTTCCCTGCCTACAGCGATGACTGCCTCACGCTGACCTTGAACCGATGAGCGAGCCTAAATTCACAGGAGTTTGGATTCCTGCTGGTGTCTTCCAGACCCAGACTGTGAGCCTAACTGCTAAAGTAGTATATGGGGTCGTGGATGCCCTTGACAATGACGCAGGGTGCTTTGCCTCAAACGCCTACCTATCTCGCCACCTAGGGCTATCTGTGCGTCAATTACAGACTATCCTCGCTGACCTTGAGGTCGCTAATCTGGTAACTAGGGTCGAAGAGGATGGTCGCAGGGTAATCCGTACTGTCGAGAAAGTTGCTTTACAGCGAGCCTTGGCAAACGGACAGGTGACTCGTATCGAGGGGGGTGCGGAAAACAGCACAGGGGGGGTGAAGAAAACCGCAGGGGGGGGGTGCGGAAAACCGCATACATATAGTAAAGATGATAATAAAGAGGATAGAGATACAAAGGAATCTGCTCCTTGGAGTTCTCCTCTTCCATTTGAATCAGAGGCTTTCAGCAAGGCTTGGATGTCTTGGATTGATTACCGAAAGGAAATCAAGAAACCAATCAAGGAATCCACGATGAAGGCTCAATGGAAGGAGTTCCAGAAGTGGGGCGAACAGAAGGCTATCATCGCCATCGAGCAGTCCATCACTCACGGCTGGCAGGGAATCTTTGAACCTGCGAGGTCTGTAGGTGGTAATACAAAACCCTTGACAGCCAAAGACCATTCTGATTTCTAACACCTATGAAAGAACTAATCAACAGACAGGGCTTCGGTGCTTACGCAGAGAATATCATCGTGAACTACCTTGAGGATTGGGGCGATGTGTTGCGTAACAGCGAGAAGGGCAATCACACGATTGAGCGAGATGATTACACAATCAACGCCTCTTGGGGATACGACAACTTGAGCATTGCGATTCGTGCCTATGTCGAAGGTGACGGCTGGCAAACCCTTGAACAGAATATCAAAATCAAATGATTAAAGATGAAGTTAAACATCATCGAAAGTGTTTATTTAAATATGGAGACATTTGCCGTTGTTCTGAAATTAGCACTCCTCCAACCATTTCACGATACCAGCGTCAATTAATGAAAATTGCAGAACAAAAACGAAACAACAAACAAAACATCAAATGAGAAACCTAAACAAGCCACAACGCTACAATGTAGCCAGCATCCAAGCCCAGCAGACGCTGGGCGGTGATTGCATGGAGTCCAATGAAAACGGAATCTGGGTTGAGTTCCGTGACTACCTGCGATTGCTTGAGGACTGCAAGTTGTTACAACAATGGAAGCGAGACGCTGATGCTGAAACGCTGAAGTACGACAGCGGGGATTGGTTCGCAAGCAAGACCCTGCCAGAGCGTATCAAGCATATCATCGATGCTAACGCTTTTTCCAACGACCAATACAACGAACTAGCAAAACAAATTGAACAGAATGAAGAATCCACACGAAGCAGGAACAATCAGAGCGACAACTTGGGCGTTGCTGAAGCCGATGCGTCAAGCGAAGGCAAGACGCAGGAAGCAAACCAAGGGTGCATTTGGAACAAGAATCAAATGAGCCGTCAATACTACGAGGCAAATCCTAATTGGTATGTAAGCAAGTACATTCACGATGAAGTCGTTGCCGAGAACGCCCGCCTCAAGGCCGAGGTCGAAAGGCTAACGGAACTCAACGATACTATCGCCCTGCGTTATGACGCTACCAAAAGTATGCTTGATGGGTGTGCAAAAGAGATTGAAGGAATGGAAACCGAGGTCGAGCGTCTCCGCAAGGCTATGCTAGATGCGGCTGATAAACTTGGAGGCAAGCAGTCGTGAGTGATATCGCCTGTCATTGCGGTAAGCGTGGTGCGTTGTTCGCCAAGGATGACCACAGCCTCTTCCGTTACCATCTCTGCCGTGAACACCTAGACCCTGTTCGTGTTGCGAACTCTGGTCTTTCTGAATCGCAGTTCCCTCCGTCCATGCCAGCCATCTTCCGTGACACGGACATCAAGCGTCTGCACGATAAGATTAAGGATAACATCGACTGGAGACCAGAAGGAGATAAGACTGGATTGCTCATCCACGGAACTACAGGCGTGGGCAAGACCAGAGCATTGTGGGAGATTGTCCGCAGGATGTGGGTTCAAAAAACAAGACAGGATGTCAATATGCCTTACCTGTTCCTCACGATGCGGAAAATCGAGTCTATGATTGAGCAGGGCTTCGATACCAAGAAACACGGCACGATGCTTGAGAGCCTAATCGAACACCCTCTGCTGGTCATTGATGACTTGGGCAAGGAGCGACTGACCTCCAGAATGGCAAGCGACCTATTCGCCATCGTGGACGAGCGTAGCGTTAACCGCAAGACCACCATCATCTCCACGAACTTCAACGGAACGACCCTGCTGGAGCGTTTCGAGAACAAGGACAAGGAAACAGGTGTAGCCTTAATCCGCAGATTAAAGGATTATTACACAATCGTAGGTTGCTCCTAATTCCCTATTGACTTGTAATACGCTTTTGTTTTTTTCCGATTCCCTATGAAACGACTACTCGCTCTGCTCATTAGTTGCACCTGTCTGGAAGCCAAGTCCATCGTCACGGATGACTTGATGGATAAGTTCGCAATGATTGAATCTAATTACAATCACAATGCTATTGGCGATGGAGGCAAGGCTCTTGGTGCGTGGCAGATGCACAAGGCGGCTGTTTGCGAATCAATCAATACTCTATACAGAAAGACAGGAAACAACTTTGCTGAAATTGGAATCACTTGGAACAAGGAAACTATGTTCAACCCATTGCATTCTCGTATGATTGCTAAAGCCTATATGCTTATCCTAGAGGAACAGATGATTAAATGCGGACAGACTCCTACTCCAATCAAACTTTACATGGCTTGGAACATGGGCTTCACAGGTGCTAGACGGCATCAATTCAACTACGAATCTTGGGGTCTGGATTCCAAGCGAGCATCCATCCTCCGCAGAGCCAACCATATCCTTTCCCGATGAAACCACCTAACCAAGAAGTCATGCTGTCCGTCCGAATCACCAGCCGTTTGCTCCAAGACATCGAGCGTGTGTCAAGCAATAAATACTCCTCTCGCTCACATTTTATTCGTGCTGTCTTACAGAAAGCCATTGACAAGACCAAATGAACAACACAACCTTACGCCACATTCATCCTCTCATGGACTACAATAACCACCAGAACACCACGGAACAACAAATCGCCATCAACAAGGCTCTCATCGCTCTCATCTCCGAGACGCAGGACATCCTTGCCAACGATTTTAATCCGCATTTTAAGTCCAAGTTCGCTGACCTCTCCAGCCACTTGACCTACCTCAAGCCCCTGCTTAAGAAACACGGCTTGACTGTCCTTCAGTTGCCCTCTGGTGACTACGAGGCTGTAGGAATCAAGACTATTATCTTGCACGAATCTGGTGCTATCATTCAAGAGCGTTGCGTCATTCCCTGTGAGAAGGGTATGCTTGGTCAACACGCTGGGGCTATCATCACCTATCTTCGTAGATACTCTTTGGCTTCCCTCGCTGGCGTGGCTACGGAGGATGACGATGGGGAATCTGACCGAGTGATTAAGACTCAAGTCAAGGGTGCTAGGACTGTTCCTTCTTCCGCTACCTATGCTTTGCCCAAGGCTCAACCTGTTGCATCCGCTCCAGCCTTTGACGCTCCTGCTGGTGAAATCCTAACTCCTTTCGGTGACCGCAAGGGTCAGCCCCTGTCCAGCCTCCCTCTTGAAGAAGCAGACCGCTCCGTCAAGTTCGGTGACTTGAAGTACTTCGCCACCAAGTGGCAACCAAAGCCCTACGGAGACAACCCTACCCCTTCCAAGAAGGATATCGCAGTCAAGGCTGAAGCCGTCCGTCTCTGGGAGGCATCCCAAGGTGTCGCTGAAGACAATGTCCCCTACTAATTCCTAACCCATAAACCATATGTCCGAAAACAAATACATCCAATTCCAGAACACCTCCTACATCTTCTTGTCGGATGGTTCTGTGGCTCGTCTGCTCAAGCCGACCTTCATCCACAAGCAAGTTTATTTCAATCTTATCCTCGATGGTAAGATGAAGCGAATGAACCGCTTGGATGTTCTCAAGGCTTTCTCGCCTAGCAATGGCTGATTACGAACCGAAGACAGAGGGAGTCACCTACCTCCGTCACGCCATCATCCAACAACGCAAACGCAAAGTAGGAAAATTCATCAGCCTACCTATGGAACAAGCAGAGAAAATCGTCAGCCAAGCCGAGGGGTTCGTCCCTCGTAAGGCTGGCTTTGACCACCGCAGGAACTCCGAGCGAGCCGCCGCCCTAATCCTAGGTTTTGAACCCAAGGAATTGGTAGACAAACTCAACTCGCCAGACACCGCCAAGATGCTGAACGACCTAGCCGAAGCCAAGCAATATATCAAGATGCTTGAAGACGCTGGAAGTGCCATGTATGGTAATGCTACTAGTGCAACAGCCAAGCAAGCATGGGTTGATGCTCGCAAGTTCCGTCTAATCAAATGAGACTCCGAGAAGCATACCGCATCGCCTTGATGCGTGGGCTGACCGCTAAACAGGCTGGTGCGGAGTTCGGACTGAAGCCATCGTCCATCAGCGGTATCAAAACCAGATACAACTTCCCAAGCCTAATGTCTGAATTTGAATACCAAGACAGGCTGGGCTATTCCAAGATGACGAATGATGAGATTCATTCCTATATGTCCTGCCTTGAGATTGAAGGCAAGACGGACTCCAAGGAATACAGGTACTGCCAAGACGAACTCAAGAAGCGATGAAGTCTGGACAAAGCACTTACGGCTACGGCAAGACCAAGGTGCTTGTCCTAGAATACAAAGACAAGGGTCTGACTGTATCTGAAATTGCAAAGAAGTTAAAGTTGAGTTACTCTGCCGTTTACAATGTAGGTCGCAGGGCTGGATTCAAAATCAAGAACTCCTCTAGGCGTGGGCATGGAGAAGTAAAAAGCATTGTTCTGACAGAACACTTTGATAACAATTTGACACCGATGCAGATTGTGCGTAAGCATGGCATCAGCAAGAACTCTGTGTATTATGTATACAGGTACTGCGGATTCAAATACCACAAATGAGCAAACCAAAGCGTATCAAGTTCGTCTATGCCTCCGACAACCACGGAGACAAAGTAGATAAAAAAGCGGCTGAAGCCCTGTTCGCCTTCTGCAAAGACTTCAAACCAGATGTTAGGATTCACGGAGGTGACTGCTACGACATCCGTCCCTACCGCAAGTCCGCTGACGCTGAAGAAAAGAATCAATCTCTCAAGGACGATATCCATTGGGGTAATTGGTTCATCCAGAACTACAAGCCTACTGTGTTCTTGATGGGCAATCACGAATTTAGATTGTACGAGGGCATCGAGAACAACACAGGTCGCAAGCAGGAACTGATTCAAGAAACCCTAGACGATATCAAGTCCGTCCTGCGAGCCAATGGTTGCAAAAAGATTATTCCATATCACGCTGATAAGGGAGTCTTCACGCTAGGCAAGGTGCGTACCTGTCACGGCTACAGGTGCGGTAAGAACGCTGTGGAGGAACACGCTATCCATTATGCCGACAGGGGTGGTGCTGTCATCATCGGTCATGTTCACTCTATGCAGATGGTCACGGCTCAACGCTGGGGTGGTTGCGTAGGATTCACAGGTGGTTGCCTATGCCTAAAAGATGAAATGTCGTATGCACAGAACCGATTCGCCACCAGCAAGTGGGCTACAGGCTGGCTGTACGGATACATCGAGGGCAACAATTGGAAGATTTGGCAAGCCCACAAGGTAGGTAAGAAATGGATTTATTCTCATACTGACATCTGATGAACGCCAAAAAGTTCAAGGAACTCCAGATGCTTATGGCTGAAGGAGACTCGGAGCAAATCCCTCACGGCTGGTACACCCGCCAGCAGTTAGCCAAGAACCTAAAATTGAATCAAGTCACCTGTGATAAACTAATCAAGAAACTGATTGACAGGGGTCATGTTGAACGCAAGAAGTTTCGTAGACCTACGCTGTCGGGGGTTCGCCCTGTTCCTTACTTCTCATTCTGCCAAGTTGCCAGCGTAGCGTCATCCAAATCAAATCGCAAACGCCCAAGACGGCAACGCTGATTAATATGTACTTGAACCACTCGCTGTCAAGTACCCAAACGGAAGCCACCGCTGTAGCCCCACCAGCAATCAGAATTAAACCTCTGGTCTTCCAAGGAGTAAAAGCGATTACTAGGAGTCCCGCTGTTGATACTGCAAGCCCAACGCAAGTGAGAAGCCACAGCACCTTCTCCTTAAAAGCAAGTTTACGCTCCTGCTCTGCTTGAGCCAAGGCTAACCTAGTTGCATCGAGTTCAGCGTCTCGCTCCTCGACCATAGCCCAGAGTTCATTCGTCTGCTGGTCTATCTTTGATGCCTCATCCTTGTCCTTCTGGATGGCTTTAGAATCCTTTTGTTTAAGGATGCCAGCATAGTATTCAACCTTAGATACGGAAGGCTTTGCCAGCCCAGACAGGCGGGTTACTTGGGCTTCTGTGAGTTCTCGAACATCTCCTTGAGGGAGGCTACCAACGATAGCAACAAGGGCAGAAGCAGAGTCAGATACGACTTCTTCGACCTTCGTGATGTACTTGTCTTTCTCTTCATTGGTAATGGGGATAGGGGTAACTTGTTCAACAGTCTGGCAACCGACTAAGTTTCCAAAGATAAATAAGATTGCTATGGTTTGGAAACAATTCATTTAGATTGTTTAGTAAACTTACGCTTCACCCATTCAAAGATGTCTGGGGCTAACGCACCAGCAGATGAGTAAATGATTCCTTTGTAAAGAGCATCTACAGGTGCAGAGTTGATTGCGAAGTAAACCAGCGTTCCGACTATAGCACCAGCAAGAGCCTTGCGTACCCAGATTATCCAGAAGAACTTCTCCTCCGTTATTATCAATCTAGCGATAGCACCCAAAGCCCCAAGCACAGCGACTATCCAGCCACCCTTCTTGAACTCCTGTGCCGTGTCTATGATGCTAGGGTCTACAGGACTCATTGTCTAGGCTCGTCCTTTTGGACTCTCCGCTTGGCTTGGTCTTCGTTGTCGTAGATACCGATGATAGCCTTGGCTGGGTTGTAAACCTTGAACTTGCCTCTCTGAACCATGATTAGGTAGCCAGCGGTGTTCTTGATTACAGAGCCGACTGAGGTACGCTCGGACTGCCAGTCACGCCAACCCTCGGCTGGCTGGAACTTAGGCTCTGGCATACCATCAAAATACTGCTTGGATTTTTCTGGGAATCTTCCTGTTCCAACTGTTTCAAATCCAATTTTTTTTCTTTGAATGACAGTACCAACAGCGTCAGATGTGTGAGCAAGAAGTGAATCAATAACAGAATCATCAAAGTTCCAGATTCTCTTAATCGCCTCAAGAAGTCTTGTTAAGATAGACCTTTCAGTCTTTGGAACTTTTATCTGAGAAAGAATCTTTTGAACATAATTATCTTGCGTGATTCCTACAACAAACTCTCCCATGTTAGTTAATCTGTATTCAATAAAATGCTTGGCGTTCTTGTCTATTGCAGTTCCATCGGGGAATTTTCCAGAAGCAAAATGCTTATGAACTTGTTTGTAAGCATCAGCAATCACAAACCAATCTTCAGTAGCACCACCTTCCGTCTTCCACTCCTCTCTCCATTGATATTCATACTTTTTTTTGTTTCTTAAGAAATGGTCTACATTCTTTAGTGTATTTTCTATTGTAGAACCATGCTTTATGACATCTGGTATTTTTTCTGTAGTAACAGCGTGAAGAATTTCCTCCATCATTAATTCCTCAAACGAGTTCGTCCATCCCCTTCTTCTTTCAACATTACGCTCAAGGAGCATATTTACTGTGTTGTTGTTAGGGTTATAGTTGTGGTATGTCTGACCCCTAGTACCTTTCTGGGTCGAGCCAAGCGTAGAAGTCTGCTGTTGTACGAAAGCACCTAAGCCGTGGTCATCGAGCGACTCAAGCATTCTTAAGGCGAGAGGAGAGAACTGACCTTTGTTCTCAACGATGAATTCAAGCATATCCTTAGCCGTAAGGTTTTTGTAACCCTTGAATTTTTCCTTGAGTTTTTCTACAATGGCTTTGTCTATATCGTATCTTGCCTTGTTACCTCCCTGCTCACCATCGGCTGGTTGGTAATTTGATTTAGGTTCACTCTTAGTATTGTATATTCTGTTTACCTCTCTTTTAAGTTCAGCAATTACTCTAGAGGGATTCGATACATCGGTTATATAAACAGGTGATTCGATGTTCTTTCCTTTTCTGATATCAACAGCAAATGTGTGTTCTTTTGGATTCTCAGTATGAAACTTCAAAATGTTAATCAAAGCATCGTACTGTTTTAATGTAGGAACTGAACCTATATCAACATATGTGCTTCCGTCATTATGGTCGAAACGGATTGCACCAGCCTCTTGCATCCTAGAAATAACATCATCTACATTTCCATCTTCTGGAAGCATTTCTGCTTCTCTATGGTCTATGTGTCGTGAGTCTTTAAAGTCATCAAATTTAGTTGTAGGAACATTCTTTCCGTTAACACGCTTAAATCCAGAAGACTGTGAACGACCAGAGAAATCAAGCATCCTTGCATCTGGAAGAAGATATCCAGCCTCATAAGCGTTGTTAGTAAGACCAAATGTATCTATATTTAATTGAAGAAGTTTTCTAGATACTTCTGGAAGGTTATTCCAAGTAGACTTCATTCCTAATTCTCTAGATTTTTCCCAGCCTTCAGATGGCTGGTAGCGAGCGTTAAAGTCGAGTTCGTTGTAGACCTCTATGCCCTTAGAAGGATAGATAGACTGTATAGCCTGTATCTTCTTAGCCGCATCTTCTCTTAATGCTGGCTTGTTGCTACCTTTGTAGTATGTCTGTCCGATGACAGAGTTTCTAACTTGAACAGGAATTCCCTCTGGATTGACGATAGTGCCGTCAACATACTTGACTCCCATCGCCCGAAGGCGTTCAGCCATCTCGCTGTAAAGCACATTGGCTAACTTGTTTCCTCTGAACTTTTTGTCTATGTTGGAAGAAATTACAGCAATTCCTTCTCCCTTGACACTCATGTCTAAGTCAGCCGTAATGTGACCAATCTTTTTGGTCGCACCAGAGTTATCGGTCATCGTAATTCTATACGAGCCATCTCTACGCTTAACGAACTCAAGGTTCTTGTTCTGTAAACGCTCTGGGTTTTCCTCGGCATATTTGCCAATGAAGGAAGACTTGAACTTTGGACTATTAAAGTCGTAGACACGACCACCTTCGGCTTCGTCAGTCGGCTGGAAATCCAATCTAAGTTCTCTTCCAGTCTTAAGCACTCTTCCAGATTCATCCTTGCCTCTAGGAACGCTGACATCATCAAACGATGTATCAATTGGCTTGATGTTGTCTTTCATGTAATCCTTGAAGACTACATAAACATTGTCTCTCTGACCTCCATCTGCGAAACGCTTGAAGATAATACCATCGTGACCAGCCTCCATAGCCCTCTTCATGTGCGGACTGATGTAATGCTCTTCGTACGAACGAGGGTCTACAACGACATAAGGGTTATCCATACGGATGACCTTACGCAATTGCATCTGCTTGTCTGGGGCTGGTGGAGGAAGGCTTTCGTTATCTTTTTTTACTAATTCCCTCCAAGCATCTACTACTTTTTGAGGAAATCTTTCAAGTTCAAGACTTGTGTTAAATGGATTTCTCTGATGCAAGAATCCTCTCCATAATGTATCTACAGTTCCTTCATCATATCCTAATGATTCTAAATGTCCACGATATAAGTCTATAAAATCTTGAGTAAGTTTATATTGTTCCGTAGTCTTGTCTGTCATTCCTTCCTCGTTTAAGAAACTAGTAAGTCTTTTAAATCTTGCGACTGGACTTCTGTCTATAACTTCTGGCTTTCTTGCATAAGCCTTAGAAGTGTTTTGAGAGCCAGCAGAGAATGACCCCATTCGTGAAGATGGGATGTCGTAATGTGAACCTAACTTATCAGCCGCAAACAGACGGCTCATCATTAGTTCTAGATTTCCTGTTCCGTGTGTAGTGACAGCAACAAATGGCTTTCCAGTCTGAATCTTGTCATCGTACTCACCAGCAAACAAAGCCTCAAGAAGACCGCTGTAATCTTTTTGATTGGCGTTAGCCTCAACATACTTAGCAAACATTTCTGCCTTTTCTGCTCTTGTCGTTTCTGCCGTGCTGTACTGACCAAGAGTATCAAGTGCTGTAAAGATAGGATTCTCTATTGCTTCTTTGTTTTTCTTTTTAAACTCTTCAATTTTATCAAATTCATCTAAAACAAATTTAGTATCTTTCTTTACGCTTTCTTGCCACTTGTTGTACAAGTCCATCTGAGCAATGTACTCTTGGTCAGCAAAGAATCTTGAGTAAGCAGATTTAGCATCAGCCTCGTATCTTGCAAATGCTTCGCTTTTGTATTTTTTATACTCTGGTGAAAAAGACCCAAATTTACTTTCTGGAGGATTCCATTTTCCTTCATCTTTTTGATAAGATATCCATTCATCAAAATCATCTGGAATTTTATACTTCCTTCTCAGTTTTCCTAGTCTTAAATCATGGTCATCCCTAAATGCAGATTTTGAATCTTCGTATCTATCACTAAGAGCATCCCACTCTTTTGTCATTCTTTGATATTCAAGTCCAATCTTAAGGTTATCGGCACTTATCCGTTCAGCATGAGCAAGCAGTTGTTCTGGATTTTCAATAGCCTCTAAAGCCCTCTGGTAAATATGCTCATCTCTTGTTTGGCGTAGCAATGTTCTATCACCAATAAACGCTTTCATTGATGGAAGTTCAAATACATCCCCAATTCTGATAGCCTCTGCTCTTTCGTTTTCATCAAGAGGCTGGAACTTGATTGCAATCTTATCTTGCTCCGCTACGCTTTCACGAACGCCATTTTCAATATTATCGTAGACTTTATGATACTCACGCTTGGCGGCTTCGGTAGCCTGTTTAATGCTATCAAATGAACCAATCTTTCTTCCAGCAGATGTATAGGCTGTAGTCTTTCCATTGATGTTAGAGAATTTGAATCCAGATTCGTGCGTCATCATAACGCCATTGTTGGTCTTCTCCTGCACCATGTCATCTGGTTGCCAGTTCTCACGGATAAACTTATGGGCGTTCTTCATATTGATGTCGTATCTAGCACCGCTTTCAACTCTAGGTGTAGTCATTCCATCAATATTAAATGTAGTTACGCTGTGACGGATGCCTTCTGGGATAACAGCAATAGGCTGATGCTTGTAGGCATCGCCAGTTTGAAGAGCCATACGACCCATCTGGTGCATAACATCTCTACGAGCCGCCCCAAGTCCGTCACCTTTTTCAAGTAAAGCCGCAGAGTCAAGTTTCTTTGGGTCTGTAGAAGCCTTGGAAGCATTGCTGATGTAGCGGAAGAAATCGGCTTCCATAACGCTTCTGTCTCCATCAAAGAGTTTTCTATACTCTGTGTTTTGGAATAAGCGGTTAGCCTCTTGTTCAATGACAGCCAAATCAAGTGTGTGGAAAAGCGTATAGAATGTGCCGTCAGCCTTAATCTTAGTCTCAACATCAAACAACACAGCCTTGCGGTTCTTGAAGGCAACATCTTTTCCAGTTCTTCTAGGATATGACGCATCTGTTGTTTGCTCTGTCTTGCCAAGGTAGCCAGCAGAGAACACATTAGAGACTGTTCCATCAAGCATTGCATAGCCTTGATTGACCTTATCAGCCCAAGCCCTAGGAACAATGCCACCCTTTACAAGAGCATCTAGTTCGTTCTCAGACAATCTTCCTGTGATGACTGACTTGCCGTTTTCATCAATTGTATCATTAGATGTACGGAGATTCTTGTCTAGACCTGTAAGAATCTTGTGGGCTTCCTTGCCAAGACGAATGTTTTGAGTTACCTGTTCTCTTGGATTAAGTCTTCTATTGCCGTCCTGTGTTGTAAGATTTCGTAGACCATTGCTACGCTCAAAATCTCTGAGGTTTTCAACAGACATGGCATCTGGATTGAATGCTTCACGATTAGCGTTAGAGGCGGCTCTGACCATATCCCGCATATAATAGTCAATTGAGGAAATGCGACCAAGACCCTTAGACCTGTCAAATGAAGCGTTCAGACCTTCAGAGAAATCAAATTCTGGGTTAGACTTGGATATCTTAGATTGCCAGAAGTCCTTAAACGAGTCCTTCGTTCTTTCAACAAGACCTTCAATGCCTCTGAGTTCGCCACCAAAGAACAAAGTGTTTCTGTTGCGACCCATCAACCAATGCGAGAAGTAGTAAGCACCGAACTCTTCTGTATACTTTTCAAGGAGTCCTCTAGACTTGTCGGAAATCTTTTTGTTGCTACCAGCCGATTCAAATTCAGCAAGAGCCTCATCAACAAGTTTCATTGTCTCGCTAGACTTGTCTGGGTTTAGCGTTCCGTCTTCATTATAAGAAGTAAGGTCAATGTACTTCTTGAAGAACTTGCGAACTTGATTTATGTTAACTTCACCAGTTCTGACAAGGTTACCCTTGTCATCAAATGAACCAATAAGTTTTCCAATAAGAGACTTTGTGAAATGGTCTTTCATTGGAGACTCACGCATAATTGTGTGGAACAGTTCGTGCGGGAATGTCTCGCTACCCATCTTGTTAAGGTTGATATACATATGAGTCTTGCCATCAGCCTCTCTTCTCATCACGCCACCCTTTACTGAAGCAAACTCCATCAATGTCATATCCGCTTGAAGCAGATTACGCTCACGGAGCAACTTGTTTTCCTTGTCCAAAAATCCTTCAGCACGAAGTTTGTCTGCCAAGGCACGACCCTTTCTATTAAGTTTTCCGTCCTTACCTGTTTCTTGTGCAAGCATATCTATGATATCTTTTCTTGCACCTTCTCTATCTGATTCAAATTTCTTAACCAAAGAGTCAGTCCACGCTTCAGACCAAGTAAGAGAATCGTAGTGGTCACGAAGTTTTGTTTTACCACCTAGTTCTTTGGCAACATCTGCTTGTCCGTCAATTTCTCTAAGGATAGCATCTTGTTGTGTCTTTGTTAACTTATCAAATGTCTTGGCAACATCTGTGTACTTTCTTAAATTGAGAGGAATGTTTCCTGCTGGCTTGTTAGGATTTGCAGAATCTTTGGCTGAAGCCTTTTTAAGAACCTCAAGGAAAGTCTTGCTATCACCAACAAAGTCTCCACCGATAGAACGGAGGATATACATAGCCTTTGACTTAGAAGGTCTATCTCCACCAAATTCGTGGTCTATAGCAGACAGTTCCATGAACTTTCCTGTGCTTGGATTGTATCCTTTCTTTTTAGCCTCAACCTCAAACTGGTCTGGAGTCATTGCGTGGAACTCAAAGTTCGGAGCAACCTTATCAATGCCAGCAATGATGCCGTTAACTAAGTCTACATCTTGCCCCCTAGCCTCGGCAGTTTTCTGCATGGCTTGGAAGAACATAGCCTTTTCTGGATTAGTTACCTTGTGACCTTCGATAACCATCTTGGCTTGGACAACTCGTCTTGCAACATTAGTACCTCCAGTTACATCGGCAACCATTTTGCCAGCAGTACCGCCAACAGCACCTAGGGCAACGCCAGCACCAATACCGCTATACATACCTTCTTGACCACCGCTAAGATAACCAAGACCGCCACCAATAACTGCACCTTGAGCCGATGCCTCTACTGCGTTCCAGCCATAGGCAAACATGGGGTCAACCGCATTAAGTGCCTTCAAAAGTCCATTAGCGTGAGGGCTTAGTTTAACCCCATTTTTTTTAGCCTGTTCAAGCGACTCAGCCGCCCAAGAATTGATACCACGACCAAATTTGTTCTTAGATATAGTATCACCTACAAGGGTAAGAGCCTCACCAAAGCCTCTTGCAGAAGACCCTACTAGGTAGGCATCTGAAAGAGTAGAAGCATAAGGGACAGCATAACCAGCAACTGCTGAAGCAGAAAAGCCTATTCCAGACATTCTGGCAGTCTGGGCGAACTCTTTAGCCCCTACGCCTGTCGTGGCTTCAAAAGCCTCTCCAGCCTTATCCAATCCAAAATCAATAGTATTTCTAACAGCACCACCAAGGAATTCAAGGGGTTGACCAACACCCCATTTAATTGTGTTTCCTATAATTCCATTCTTGATAGCCGCAGATTTAGCACTAGCCAATGCAAGTCTTTCACCAAGACCAACGGCACGAAGACCAGTAGAGGCAATCTTACCAAATGGAATAAACAAAGTAGGGTCAGCAATATAAGCCATTGCCTGTGTCACTTCGTGGTTAATCATATCCTTGTCCATAACAAGGGTCTGTTTACCTTCCGCTAATTCAGCAGAATCTTTGTTGAACTTTAATGCAGAAATATATTGATTATATCTATCTTCAATCGTGCCTGTGCCATTAAGAAAATCCTTAACTCTAAACAAAACAGAATCTGTGTTTTGGGACTCAGCCAACATTCCGTAGAAGTTTCTTGTACCCTGTGAAAATGCCTCAACTGCTGTGGCTGGCATCTTTGATGCAACATCAGAAGGGTTATCAAACACAGCACCAAATGCTTTCGATAGGTCTGCCATCACTTGTTCGCCACCTTCGGCTATCTTGCCAAGCCCATCAAAGAACGATATTTCTTGCGTCTTGTGCCATTTCTCAATTTCAGCATACTCTTCAAGAGTAGGCATTTTTTGACCAGAGCCAGCCATTAAAGCCAACTCCTCTCCAGAGAGTGGAGCGTTTATTCGTGCTATAGCCGCTTGTCTTTCTTCTGGGGGAAGGGAAGACAGATAGGAATCCATTTCATTTTCTTGACCGCCATTTTGAGGCTGTTGCGGGTTATACCCAGTTTCAATAGTCTCAAATGGTTTAGCGTATAGTTCAGCCATTGTAAATGTTATTTAAGAGCGTCTGGAATTTTGTTAGTTAAGTTCCATTGCAGAGCAGTACCTTTCTTCCCACCCCTTGCTTCAAAGTCAAGTTCTAACTTAGATTTTCCAGTTCTGCCCAGACGAAGGCTCTTTTCAATTTCAGCATTAGATTGACCAGTTCTTCTTACTTCAAGTCCATATAGGGCTGGTTTGTCTGTCAATCTATTATTAACTCTACGCATGATTTCTGTTAGTTTAGCCCTATCAGAAGACTCAAGAGACCAGAACTTTGTCGGGTCAGCCACAACATCTTCAATGAGTTGTTGTTCATAGTTAGAAACTGTACCAACACCAATAATGTCAGTTCTCAGACCAGCCTTAATTTGAGGCAAGAGAGCCTTGGCTTCACCCCACAGTTTAGCGTTCCAAGGCATAGATTCACCAACCATGTCATTGATTTCGATAAGTCTACCAATAGCAACTCTAGCATTTGAAGTCTCAAGCATTTCAGTTCTGAATTTAAATGCTTCCGTAGGAGTTCCAGCAAAGATACCACGAACATAGATTCCAGACTTAGGAACAAGTTCAGAGAACTCAAGACCTCCACTAGCGTTTGGCTGACCAAATGTAACAGACTTTTCTTCAGCAATTTCTTTGTTAGACATTATTTTTGGCTGTTGCATCTGAATCTGTTTCCATTCCTTACCATCGTGCATAAACGCACCATAAGGAGTTTCCATCGTCTTAAAGTTGGCTTCTGGATAAATAGCCTTAAATGACTCTTCAAACGAAGCAGGAATATATCCATACTTTTTAGTAAAGAAATTCTTCATGTCAGTACGCTTGCTTTCAACTGACGAAGCAACTTGCTGTGTAGTTGTACCAAGCGACATATTTCTTTGATTAGTCAAAGCGTACGAAGGTTCTGGCTTGGCTTCTGCTGTTGCTCCAACTTGTTGAGCCTTGGAAATATCTGCTGGCTTTGCGTTTACGATTCCAGTTGCAATTCTATTTTCCAACTCAGATTTCTTATTTTCTAGAGATTTGCGAATATCCAAAGGGTCAGTAGACTTTGTGGTATATAGTTTTGTCTCTAATTTAGATAATATTGGGTATACTCCAGAATCAATAATTTGTCTTTCTTTTGTTGTTATTCTTCTAAGTTCTCCAGTAGGGAAACTTGTACCCTTTATAGCGTCTGGATTTTTGTTTAAAAATTCTTTTACATTTTCTGGCGTTATGTTTATTCCACTTCTGATTATTGCTTCGGAAGCAAATTCCTTGCTGTTATCAATTTGGGATTCTATTCTCCATTTTGTAATTGAATCACCAATTCTGCTCCAGAATGAAGGTTCTAATGTTTCGCCACGCTCTATAGATTCATCAATAGCCTTAATTTGAGCATCAATGCTATTAAGTTCTTCCTTTGCTTTGTCTTTAACTCCTTCAGCACCAACAGGTTTTTCTGTTTCCTCAATATTAAGTTTTGCAGATGCAATTTTAAGTCTTCGGTCTTTAGCACTTTCTTTAAAGTAATCAAGTTGCTCATTAATCACAGAATCCATTTTGTCTGTGTCTCCAGATTGCAATGCTAATTTAACTTTTTCTTTATCTTCATCCCAACTTGAATGGGTTTTTTCAAGTAATTTTTGATAATATCTAGAAAGTGCTGATACTTTGTCTCCTATATTTGAACTTTTTGCAGCAGGAGAAAGCAAATCAATGTTATCATTTGCAAACAGTAAATCAGTTTCCTCCCTTGAAACTATTTCTTTCCATTTTTTACTAACAGGATTTTCGGGAGTTTCTGTTGTCTCTTGAACCTTTGGAGGAGCAAGTTGGTCTTTAACTGATGTAGCAGTTCTTTCGTACATACTTGCTTCCTTGGCATAATCTGTAACTCCAGTTTCTTCATCCGTTTGGATGTTATCAACGAGGTTCTGACCAGCATCAATCTGCTTGATTAGTGCTTCCTTAACTTCTGGAGGTATATCAGTTCTAGACATAGCAGAAGCCTTGAAATCATTTCTCCATTCGCTGAGAACCTTTGAGATATCAACATTAGCACCTCTTCCTTTTGCTTCAGTTGCAAGACGAGTAACTTCAGCCTCGTTCTCAATATATGTTTTGTCGTAGAAGTAAGGCAACTTGCCAGACGGAATGATAGCCGTAGGAACAGTAACTTCATCAAACTCCTTAACTCCCCCCATAGCCGTGTTCATGTCACGCTTCATACGCTCACCACGCATAAGTTCAAATACTTGCAACTGTTGACCTATGTTTGCAAAGCCAGCCTTTACGCCTGTAACTGTACCCATTTTTTGAGTAAGTGACTGGCTAGGAACTTTAGCAAGTTGGTCAATGTATGGTTGAAGAGACTTTGTGAATTCAGCGTGTTCTGGAGAATTTCCAAACATCTGTGCGTATTGCTGAATTTGACTTCCAAGGACTTCAGCCTCTTGAGTCAATATCTTGTCTTTGGCAGAGTTGTCATTATAAGCCTTTAGCCCATCGCTCAAAGACTTGCCGAAGTCAGCCATCCCTCTTGCGTACATATTTCCTATGTTCGCACCAGCCTCTGCCATTCCAGTCACAGGAGTTACCCCATTCTGATATTGTTGGAACATAGCCATAAATTATTTACTAGACCCCCATAGTTTAGATGGAGAATACTGACCACCGCTAGTATACTTGCTACCGCCAGCACCAGAACTGTAGGAACTACTACCGCTTGTAGGTGTACCGCCCGAAGGAGTGCCAGAAAACAAACCAGAATTACTAAGCAATCCACCACCCATACTGCCAAGCATGGAAAATGCACCAGAAATCATCCCAGCCTGTGCTTGAGCATTAGCCATCTCTGCTTGCATTTGATTCTGCTGATTTGCGGAAATAAGTTGAGCATTATATTGAGACTCTGGTTGGAATAATTTAGCACCAAGACCACCATACAATTGTTGAGATTGTCCAAGCAATGTAGGTGTAGAGAATTGATTCATTTGAGTCATAAGAGGTTGACCATACATCTGCATAGCCTGTTGAGCGTTCTGTTGCCCAATTCCATAAACGCTACCAGCATATTGCCTTGCTCTATCTTCACGCTGATTAGAGAGATTGTATGAATTAAGAACTTCAGCCGCAATTGCTTGATTGCCGAACTGCATACCCCTAGCCGCCATAGCCGCCCTAGCGTTGCCTTGAGCCATACGAGTTTCCTGTTCAGACAGGTTTCGACCATCAGCCAAGCCACTAGCCGCTTGCGAAGCCATAGTGCTATATAGTCCAGCCGTAGTAGGGTCTAGCGTATTGTTATATGCGTTTCTTGCAAAATTACCGACTTGACCATACAACGCACCTTGACCTTGCAAGTTCTGTTGTTGCAATGCCATTGATTGCTCATTGGTTTGACCATAAATGCTTGCAAGATTACCCATTCCTCCCATAAGGGCTTGCTTTTGAATTGCTTGCCATTCGGGGGTGTATTGTTTCTCGGCACTAAGAAGTTGTCCTTGAATACCCATCTGCCCCTCAAGGGCTGATTGCATTTCATTTAAGTATCTTCTTTCGTTAGGTGCGTCTACTTTTGCCATTGTTATATATTGTTTAAAAGGTTTATGTATCTATTTGATAGCAACTTCATTTTATCAAATTGTATTCCAAACTTCTTTTGATTTTCCCAGTTTGGATATCTTTGCTTGAACTTGGTTACTAGTTCTCGTCTGGCGTTTGGGGTGACCGCAAGCCATTCAAGTATGAAAAGTGATTTGTTTGATTCGTCCTCTTTCTTGACGATATTTCCAAACATATATAGGTCTTCCATGCACTTGCAATCTCTTTGAATAGGATATGCAACACCAATGCCTGTTATTTTATTATCTTCAATTACCTTAAATAGATAGTCAAATGTAAGCGACCACTTAAGATAAAGGGGAAGGCTTTCTGTTTTCCAGTCAAAATAATCCCTGCGACCAATATTCTTGTTAGTCGTGATAAAGGTTATTTCTTCTGAAAAATCCATTACAATTTAATGCAGTATTGCATAGCCACATTTCGAGGGCGTGTTTCTGTACCAAGTTTTGCGGTTTGCTCAGTATGGCTACCATCTCCAGTAAGTGATGCGTTTGAATCCGTAACAGTACCACCTGTATCGCACCACACATTATATGAGCCAGTACCAATCCCATTGATTGTAGAGTAAGTGTTGCAATCGTTGTTTGATGAAATGTGTTTGTGTTTCTCAAGTTGCTGTTGTTGCGTTGAACCAATTGCTCTTCCTGTATCAACGCCTCTTCCGTCATCCCAGCCTCGTACAAACTCACCACGAAGGTCTGGAAGGTTAAATGTGTTTACACCATCGCCAGCACCATAAGTAGTTCCAATAACCGCAAACAAAGCAGAATATGTTCCAGATGTTCTTGAAACAGCCGCACCATTGCACTTAGCCCATCCAGAAGGAACTGAAGCCATAGCCATCAACATCACAGCACCAATTGGCATAATGTTGTTACTTCCGACTATTGTAAGGTCACCAGTAATAGTAGTGTCTCCTGTGATGTTAATTTCACCAGTAGAACAAGTTACATTCACATCGTTGTATGAGTAAATATTTGTGTCACCAGATGTGCCACTTGAACTTCCTACTTCGGTATTTCCAGAAACAGAACTAATAGTTACGGATGTATTTCCAATAATACTAAGTCCAGTATTTCCAAAGATTTGAGTTGCTGTAAGAACTCCCAAACCGCCACCAGTACTGATACCAATCAAATCATCAAATGCAATCTTTTTAAGAGTAGATGTTGATGTTTGATACACCAATAGCATATCAGAAGTGCTACCAGTAGTAATCAACGCTTGGTCAGTAATAGCATTAGTGTTAAGGACAGCGGAATCCAGCAACGCATTAAGCCGAGCCGCTGTAACAAGTTCTCCGTCTGTAAATGTATCGCCTTTTTGAATTTGTGCCATGTTAGTCTTTTGATATAATGTTTTTGCCTTTAACAGTTCCGTAAGCAAATACGGAGCGAATTGCGGGTCTTAAATTTCTTGCAACGAATCTGAACTGAATTCCTGTGCCAGTTTTTCTGATAGGGGTTCTTCTGGTTTCATCGTTGTCGGCAGGAGAGCCGTATGAGTCGATAAGGATAGATGAGTCGTTATTAGCCACATCAACATATGTATCTAAAACAGCACCCGCTTGGAAAAGCAAATCTATTTCACTTCCACTAAAACGCTTGTCATTAAATGTACCAAATATATATCTTCTTGTAGTAAGAGATGATTGAATAAGGTTACCTTGGAACTCGTCTTCACCTAGATAAAAAGGAAGGTACGGAACAGATGGAGGGGTTTCGTGAAGAACAGGAGTACCGACATTATTGCCGTATTCATCGTAATCCAGTTCTTCAGTCAAGAACACGCCTTGGTCTGAATCGATAATATACAATCTCCTTGTGTTGTTTTTCTTGGCAATGACAAAGTTAAATACATCAATGCCAGCAGGATATGTATCAACGGATTCCCAAGCCTTTAAGATAAAATTATAAACAAGAACGGCATTGTTCTCAGTAGAACCATCAACAGGTACGGCAAGGTAATAACGATTGCCCCAATAAGTCCCAACAGCACGATAAGCGTAAGTTCTGTTAATTCGTTGAATAACATCATCTATTGGTGCTGATAGTGGCTGGGCATTGGTAAGGAGTCTCATAGCCTCATTAGCCCCAACCTGTGTTGGATTCATTGCATATACGCCATTGTCTGATAGGAAGATAACCCCACCATCGGCTTGAACTACGCTACGCTTTGCAATGCACCCAATGTCGCTTACAAGGGTTTTGATGAATGAGTCATTGGAAAGCCCATCTCCAGTAACATAACGCCCTACGCCTGTGTTTACATAGAAGATGCTGTGACGCATAAACACCACGAATTCGTTAAGAGTCCAAGGTGAAACAGCCGTAACTTCGTCATTGCCTCCGTTATTAAATGTAAATGCGTCCAAGATATCCCATTTGTCGTAATCAAGATAATTGCTTACACAAACAGTATCTCTTTTTCTTTTTGGCTCTGGGTCATTATGATATCTTCCTTGAGCAATAAGCCTGTTTCCGTAGTAAATTAATTGAGAGCAATTAGGAAATTCGTGAGAACCACCAGAAGATGGTGGTACTATATGAACAGTAACGCCCATATCCCATCTTAGAGGACGCTTTTCGTGACCTCTAGTAATGAAAACATTGTCAATTGCTTGCAAAACATCACAGCCGTCAGATGTATTTATGTACTCTGTAGACAGACTGCAAGTGCCTACAGTAAGTGCAAGTAGTGTGGGGATTACATATGTGAATGTATTTGCACCAGTAACTGTAATAGTATATACGCCATTGTAGTTAAGGTTTGTTGTTTCAATAGACAGCGAAGTTCCAGATGTATATCCGTGAGCCGTCTTAGTAACTGTTATTTGCGTTTGTTGATTTGGGGCTGTACCAATAGTAGCAGATGCAAATGTGCAGTCTATTGACATACTGCAAGTACCTGTTGTAAGTGTAAGAACAGATGGAATTACATAAGTAAATGTATCTACGCTAGTAACAGTAATAACATACAAGCCACTATAATTAAAATTAGATGCTGTAATGGACAATAAATTTCCAGATGAATATCCGTGTGCTACCTTTGTTACTGTTATAACAGTAGTTGAACCTACTGTTGCAGAAGTAAATGTACCTCCAGTTGTAACAATGGGACTTACACGACTAGGAAATGGCACAGGGAGCGACAGCACCTCGCTCTGAGGGTTATAATACCAGAGGTCACGCTCCGTAATAAGAACTATGATTTCCTGCCCAACCGCATCAATGTAGGTGCAAGAGCCGTATATGGTTCTACCTACAATGCTACCAACTGTCTTTCGTTCAAGACCTTTTCTGGCTGATGCTACGCCTCTATCGAGTCTGTAATTACTAGCCTCTGATACATACCCTTGGGGCAATGCGGATGGGTTGTCACGGCTGTTTAGACCTATGAACCCTGCATCGCCATCCTTTAGGTATGTGCCATCAGCCATTAGTCTTTAGACTTCAGTTTGTTCAACATTTCCTTACCCCAAGAAACCTTCTCCGACTTGGCGTTCTTAATGCCAGCGTAGAAGCCTCCAAGGAATGCAAGGACGATTACTGTGAGTGAAAGAAGGAATGTAAACATATTAGTTTTGAATAGCAAAATCTGACAATGTGCTGTTCACAATGACATATAACTGTGTTGTTGAACCATTATTTGCTGATGTATAAAAAACAGGAAATCCCCAACTTGCAGTAGTTCCATCCCAGATTCCAGCAAATGAACCTGTGCCAGCAAGAATCCCAGCATTGGAAATGCCACAAGCAGTTCTATCTGAATCGTTTCCTGTACTCCAAGTGTATTGAACCATTGAAGCAAGGGCATTGGCAAGAGCCTTGTCCTTTGTAATCATCGGATTACTAGCAGAAGCCATTGAAGCGTTCTGGATAGCCGCAAGTTGGTCGGCAGAGATTTCGTTACCGACTTCCAGCACATCGACTGGAATCATAACACCGACAGAAACATTGATACTCATTAGACAGAGCCGATTGTGATGTTGATGGCAGGAGTGCCAGCATTGGCAACAGCCCAAAGACCACCTTGGTAATTGTCAATTGAGAACTGAGATGTAGGAGGAAGGACGATGCCAACTGTGTCCGTGGCGTTACCCATGACTTGAACAGTATCTGTCGCAGATGTATTCTGGATAACAACAACGATACGCTTGGTAGTAATGTTGGCAGGAGGGGTAAGCACTTGAACCTTCGTGGTGCTAAGGGTCGTTTGCGTGGTAGAATAACTACGCAGGAACGGAGAGGATGTTGAGATGATTGACATAAAATTAGTAAGTTCTGTTCATGTTGATTTTACCGAACTGACCCTGCTGACGCAGGAACTTGTCGTATTCTTGCTCAAGGACTTGCGATGCCTTGCCTTCAATTACAGTAGCCTCGTTAATCATAGTTTCAGAGACATACCAGTTAGCCGCCGCACCCCAAGCCATGAACGAGCCAAAGATGTACGGAATTTCAATCTTACTCCATAGAGTAGGATGAGTATTAGGATTCTGCCCAACAGAAGTTGAGTTCGCAAGGCAGATGTAAAAATTGCCATAATGAGGCTTACCCTGCACAGGCATCAGAGAGCCAGTACCAGAACCAGAATCAAAATAAATTTGGCTATTTAAGTAGTAAACCACATTACTTTTGTATGGGTCACCTGTAAGCACAGGGCAGTTCTGCCTGTAGAGGTATGAGCCATCAGCGATGATGCTAGGAAGAATGATTCTGATTTCAGAACCTTCGTTGTAAATCTGATAATCTATTTGCTTGGCTCTGCTGGTGTCTTGTGGGTTCTTATTCCACACACCAAGGATTTCCGAAGCGTCAGCAGATGGCACGAAGTAGTTCGTCCCGCTTACATCTTGAGTGGTCGTGAAGTCCACGATACGGCAGACATCTGACCATTGGTTTGATTCCCATGCTTCCCTCATACGAGATGAAGCGAAATCACGGAACTGGGCGAATGTTTCGTCCGTGATGTTGTGGCGGTCATTACCAGAGTATTGAAGTGCATCGAACAGCACTTGGCTGAAGTTTGTAGTTCTCATCTGGTAATGTATCCGTCCGCTGTGAATATTGCACCATTCACACAGGCTTTTTTGGCGTAGTTCTTAACCGCAGTCTCTGGATTGTCTCGGAGGAATTCACGCATGAATGTCTTGTCTTCCCAACAATCATAACCAAGGCGTTGACCCCAGTAATGCCATGCTTGGACAGGAATTGATGCTATCTTCTGACCGACACCTTCAATGGCTTTGTTTTCGTTGAATTTGTCAAAGTGTCCGTTCTGTTTTGCAACAGCCTTCATCTTGACCTCTTCTTGTCTCCAGCCACGGATTAACTCCTCCTGCACCCTATTTCTAAGGTGAGGAGGAATAACCTCAGACAGACTTTGGATTAAGTCTGACATCCGTGATTACGAAGCGAAGTCGAAAACACCGAAGGCGAGAGGATTGTAGACGCAGAGTCCAGCAACCGCTTCAATCATTCGGGCTTCACCACCGCCAGCGTTAGGCAGAGCAGTCACACCAGCGACATTGCCACCATAACGAACTTCAACCATGTCAAAAGGAATGACATAACCGCAAGTCGTATTGCCAACGCCAGCCGACACCTTGAGGAAGTGTGAGGGGTGAAGACGGAGTTTACCGAAGTCGCCTTCAAACACATCGACAGACGAGATATACGACTGGGAATCAGACTCTCTGTTGAGAGTACGGATAGCGGTCATCGGGGCTGTGCCTGTGCCTTGGGAGGTCGTGTAAGCGAGGTTAGTGAACGCTCTCTTGAGGGCAGAACCGCAAAGGAGGTCGAAGTCACGGAACTGACCAGTCTGTCCGTAGATACCTGTGAGGACATCTTGGACATGGGTTTCAGTCATCGTGGCAGTCGTAGCCGTTGTGTTGCGGTTAGCGGCAGGGGTAGCGAACTGCGTGTCGTAAGGAAGAACTGTGTCAACCGAACCAGTAGGCTTCAGCCACTTGTCGAGACCTCTTGTGAGGTAAGCGTTAGTGCCGTTGTCCAACTGAGCACCTTGCGTACCGCAGAAGGTGGCTTCCATGTCACGCTTGATGGCTTGGATGCCCTTAGCGACATTGTTAGCGAGTTCATCACGAACACCAGCGACAGTCGAGATGTCCTGCGTAAGCGGGGACACACGGACGGAGCGTCTGAAGATTTGGATGTAGTTGCTGAGTTCAGCACGATAGACAGTAGCACCATCCTTGACATAGTTTTCGTAGGTGGTCACATCTGTGCCATCGACTGTACCAGTTGTCTTAGGGGTGGGGAGGCGGTCAGCCTGCCAGCGGAAAAGAGTATTTCCGGGTTTTGAGCCTTTCTTCGCCATCGAAGTGAAGGGAGTATCCTTCGCATCGACAAGGGCGATGAGGTCAGCGAGTTCTTCTCTCTTACCAGACGAGAAGGAGGGTTCTGTTAGATTTGCCATAGTTGTATATAGGGTTAGGGGTGATTACAGGAATCGGTTAGCGATAATAGATGTTAGGTCGTCTCGGTTACCATTAGCCCCAAAACGCTTTTGGGCTTCCTTCGCTCTTGCTTCCTTTTCGGGAACATAGGGCGGGGTCGCTGTACGCTTTGGTTGAACAGGTGCTGTTCGGTTTGAGACCGCAGGGGATTTCTTTGTAGCCTCACGGCTCTTGACTCCTCTGATGTAGTCTCCCAGCACCATCTTGTAGTCTGGGAAGCGGGTGATTTCGGGGAAGTGTTTGAGGAAAGACTCAGCGATTTGACGCTCGTTTGAACTTCTGTCTTTCCACCACGGATATTCCTTTGTCGCCACTTGTTCAATCTGAGAATAATTCTCGATGTACTTGGCTCTTGCTGGGAGGTGTTCCTCAAGGGCATCAAGGGCTTTAATCTTGATTCTTCGGACTTCTTCAGCGGAATAATCTACTTCTTCACCATTCGCTCCAGTTACTGTTGCACCATCGGGGTTCATCTCGCACCAGCGTCTAATCTGCTTGGCTTGTTCAGCCTCACGATTCACTTCTTCAAGTGTCTTCAGATTTGAATAGGGGTTGTCCGACTTTGGAGTCTGTGCTGGCTTGTTAGCCTCTTGCGACAGTCTCTCCACTTCAGACTTAAGCCTTTCCACTTCTGCTTCCGCTTCTCTCCGTTTTGCAGAGAGTTTATCGATGCGTTTCTTTACACCCTTTGGCAGTCCACGCTCAAGTTCATCATCATCAGACTTGGTTTCTTCGGTTTCCTCGGAGTCTTCTGACTGTTCCTGCTCGCTTTCTGTATTGGTTTCCTGTGAAAGAACTTCACTATCTTCTTCGGATGTCGCTTGACCATCCGTTTCAGTCTGTTTCTGGGAGTCTGAATCCTCCGCTACTTCCTCGCCTCCTAGGAAGGTCTTGCCAATTATGTCAGCAAGATTGTTTTGGTCAAAAGGCTGGGCAGAGCCTTCGTTTTTCGTGGGGTTATTTGATTCCGTCCCAAGGTCGGATTGATTTTCTGTATTCATTAGATGAAGGTCTAAAGTCCTATATTACTATAAGCAGGGTTTTGTAATAGTCCCAGAACTAGGGGTAAATTCTGTTTAATTATTATATAAGCAAGTCTGAACTATGCTTTGTACCATAATCGCACGAATCATTCGTCAAGAGGTCTACCAATGTCCTTAAGGACGGCATCTCTTGTAGAAAGCATAACGCTCTTGAAGGCAACGAGTGCCTCGGCTCTACCGCAATGGTAAGCCCTATCTTCGCCACGATTCTCCTTCTGGAGAGCGTAAGCGGTTTCGGACTCAATGGATGCGTCAAGGAGCATCAAGGTTGCTTTCCAGACAGGATTGTCCTTTTCAAAGCCAAATCCGTGAATAATTGGTTGCGGTAGCATAGATTACATTCCCATCTGGGATTCTTGTTCCTTTTGCATCTGGTCGGCTTGCTTGATTTGACCTTCCATTGCAGAGGCGGCTTGTTGACCGACAGGGGTCACGCCAGTTCTGCCAACTTGCTTGTTCTGCTGTTGGCTGACGCTCATCTGGAGGTTCTTGACATAGTTATCAAGCAACGCTCTGAAGTGCTGGTCACCCTGCATAGCCTGTGAAGCCTTGGGGTTCTTGCCCATGATGTCTTGGAGGTACTGCAACTTGGTTTGGGCTGTTGGGTCGTTCTCGACATAGTTAGCCTCGTTACCAAGCATCATCAGACCGATATCGGACTGGATTTCCTTATATAGCATCTGAGACGCACTAGCCTGTTCGACAATGAGGTCTTTAGCCTTGTCTGGGTCGATGGCTTCAATGGCGGCTCGCACCAACTTGCTCTTGTCAATAACACCAGCAGAGTCCAGAGGCATAACAAACTGCATAATCGCTTGCAATTTCTGCATCACGAAGTCGGTGTCGATTTCACGGACATCGTACTTAATCTGGAAGTCGAACTGATTGCTGATAGCCGACATATTCTGTGGCATCGGCTTATTTGTGATAGACTCGATTTCAGCAGGGTCGAGGTACTGCAAGCACAGGCTGAACATCATTCCGAAGGTTTCACTCCAGACATCCAGCCAATTATTGACAATGTATTGCTGGGTTGTCTGTGTTCTCTGGGGAGGCACATTGGGGTGATAGATACCGAAATAGGCGGCGTGGTTCTGCTCAACGATGTTGATGAGGTTGAACGCAGTCTGAGTCTCCGATTGCGGAGGAGTCATAAACTTGTAGTCATCTGGCGTTGTAACAGGTAAGTGAATTCCTGGTGCAATCTTATTGATACCACCAAGTCTCTTCTTAACAAGGATAGGAGGCATCGTGGTGAACGCAGTTCGGTCACGGATAGAGTCGTGCTGTGCCTTGATTTCAAACTGGTCGGTCATTGCGACCTCTGGGATTCCTCTAGATTCTTGAATAGGTCTACGGATGCGTTCTCTGCGGTAGATGACAAACGGATACTTGTTGTGGGCGTATCCAAGCAGTTCGTGCGAGGCGTAGATATCGCTACCAGCCCTAGGGCAGAAGATGGTGCAGTAGATACCCTGTGTGCCGTCCTTATTGATAAGTCGGCTGTACGCATACACCACTTCAATGAGGTGCATATTGCGGTTAATCTGATAGTTAATCAGCGAAGCCGCAGGAAGAATGTTAGGGTCGTGGAAGTTAGTTCGGAGTCCAGCAACGCTGACGGCTTGATTGACAAACTCTTCGCTCCATTCATATTGGGCGGCTTGAGAACGAATCTCCATCTCCGTCATAAATGTGCGTCTGAAGATGACTCTAGCGTCTTGTATGTCGATGGTTTCTGGCGGGAACGAAATCTCGTCAAATGGTTTTAATGCAACGACTGAAGGGATGTTCTTGGAGACATAGGCTTCTGGGATATCAGCCTTGCCAGTTTCTCTGAGTTCACGGACAGCCTTCTTGATGTCCTTTGGTTTCACATCCGTGAGGTACTGCGAGATGAGGTCGATTGCGTACTGCTCCTGCTCTGGATTCATAATGGCGTTAGCCAAGTCCTTGAGCGATGAGCCAGACTGTTCAGCCTGTTGGCTGAGTTGAGCAATTTCATCAATTCTGATTGTCTGATAGCGAAGAGCCATTTCCTGCTCCCACATAACATGAAGTCCAGCCCAGCCGTACTGCTGTGTGTACTGTGCGAGCAAGTCAGCCTCTGCACGAAGTTCCTGTCGGAGTTTAGACTGGGTAAGCCAGTCCATCAGAACATTGGCAGAGCCAGCGAAGTCGTAGTCGTTGTATTCCGTACCCTTAACCTTGACCTTACAGCGGTCAAAGGTGGTCATCAGCATAGCAACTGTGTCGTTAATTGTGCGGTCAATCAGTCTGCAACGGACATCAGAAGCACCTTCAAATGGAAAGGCGGCATCGCCCTCCATCCGTGATTCGCTGTGCTTTTTCCCGTCAGAAGTCTGACCAGCCCATCTGGAGAGACGGATATCGTCATTCTCCATGATGTTAGCGACATTACCGCCATTCTGCGTAGAGCGATTGTATTCCTGCCAAAGATAAGGGACATCTGGCGTTTCCGAAGCGTAGACCAGTTTATCTTGATTGGGATTATACTTGGTCGAAAGATTGTTCTTTGTTATGCTCATTTATAAATTTGATTAAATCGTCACGGAAATAACGCTTTTGCCCACCCTTGGTTCGGTAGGTTCTGATTATTCCTTTTATAGCAAGGAGTTCTAGTTGCCGTCTTGTCAAGCCAATAAGTAACATTGCTTTGTTTCTAGACAACAGACATGGAAAGTATATTTCCATTAGTAACTTCCTCCACCCTGCCCTTGCAAGGAATCCGAATCTAGGTACTCTGGGTTCATGGTCATCAAGTAGCGTAGGCAGTCGATTGGGTCTTTTGTTGCTCCCTTCTCGCCATCCAGCCCAGTCCATTCTTTCAAACAGTATATAAGGTTTTGACATTCTTCTGATATGTATAGTTTAGGTTTATTAAGCGGGGAGATATCTTGGCTGTAGTCATAGGCAAAGCCGTCATTGATTATTGATACGCCTTGCTCGATTCTAATTCCAGCGGATGGGGTGAAGTTCATCGGTTGTTCGCCATCGTCCAGCATATCTATCAGCGTGACCCCTCCGTCCTCCGTGACAGCCTTTGAACCACCAGCCCTAGGGTCGATATACCTCTCGGTGATGGTCTCCCCATCTTCCAAATTGAGTATCAATGTTTTATATTCAGCAAGAGAGCGTCCAGCACCATTACGCTGTGCAGTCCCCATCTTTCCGTCTGGGTCAGCCGAAGGTAAAGCCCATTCACCTTCTGAGGAATCTGGAAACTCCCTATATACATAGAGACTTCCGTCTTCAGTTGCTCGTATCCATAGCATGAACCAGTTTCTCGCACCAGCGGGGTCAACCACCATATAATTTGTGCCATCTTGTGGGATATCAGCGGGTTTGACCACATTATGCTCTGGATTAAACCTTGGAAACTGGTTTCCGCTGATGTTATCAGCCCATCCGTAGGCTCTGATTTTGATTTCATAAGGTTTCTTGCCAAGTAGCGTCTTTTTTAACTGCTCAAATGGGTTGTAGGGGTTGAGTTCGCTATGAAACCACATCACGCCAGCAGGACGGACATAGGATTTAGCCTTATAGGGCATCGTTCCCCTTGGGCAACCCATCACATTGATGTTATCGGGTAGCAACGGAGACGGCTTATGCTCGATAATCTTCGCACCGCTGACATATTCCTTAACCACGGAACTGTATCCTGTGATTGGGGTGAATGTAACGATGAGTTTACCGCTTCTTGTGACGATACGATAGCGTAGCGTCTCAATCCAGTCCAACGGCACAAGTTCATCGCACCAGATGAGGTCAACTTCGCCACCTTCGATGACATCTCGCTTCTGGGCGTAGTTCATAAAAATACATTGGCTCTTGTTTGGCAAAATAAAGGTGTTGTCGGAGAAGCCGTTCTTCTGCGTGTACGATACATTCTGAATCCTGTTCTTACGGAGTTCCTTGAACTCGCTCGGCAAGTACTTGTGGATTACAGGCTGTTGCATCTGGATGCTCGACTGATTGGTCGTGTGCAAACACCAGACTCTGGCGTTCTCCATGTTGCATAGCGTCTGAACTACTCTTTTAGCCGCCCACTCGGTCTTGGATGCTCGGTTGCCACCTAGGACTAGAATCTCGTTGTTGCCTTTGAGTATCTCGTCCGCTTCCTTCCAATGCGGTAGGTCGAAGCCGTGGCGATAGGGGTCGAACTTCTCCGCTTGTATCTTATCCTCTCGGAGATTGAGGATTTCCAGCGTCTTTTCTTCTCCTACCTTTTCAACGAGTCTTTTTATGTCATCCCTAGTAGGGGTAACAAGAATCGGGTGAGGTGTCGGAGAGAAAGCCATATTACTTGTTTTCTATGTCAAAGGTGTTGTTCTGAAGCACCTTGAATTGGTCTGTTCTCATATGCCTAATCACGCCATCCTTCTCCATAACCACAGCAAAGATATCGTTAGACCAAGTACCTCCGTCTCGCACATACATCAACCACCCATAACCGATTTCGGTATGAACTGGGATTGGATTTCTGAATTCTAAAAACATATCAATACCACATAATTTCCTCGATAGGGATGTCTTCCATATCTTCGTACTCTTCTGGGTCTAGAAAAGCCATATCACCAAGCCTTGCAACTCCAGTATCTGGGTGATGTCTTGTCTTTAGCGGTTGCACACTTGTGTCTCGCTCTGAACGACTTCCTACGCTCTGGGTCGTTCTTCTTGATGCTCATGTTCTGGTCACCGAAGCGAACAATCTTAACCTTGCTTCCAGATTTTACATAAACAGCGGACTTCTTGGCGGCTGTTGGGGTTCTGAACGGCTTGTTCAGCGTTACCTTCCTGTTCTTGTATGTAGCCATATTAGTATTTTCCGTTAAATCTAGGATGACGAATGACGCACCAGCGGTTGCCGTCCCAGCGGACATCAACAGGCATACCGATGTGGAATTTCGTGGAGTCCTTGCACAGCACATTGTAGTTCTTGCCGTCAATCAACGCACCGATAACCTTTGGGTTCTTGAACTTGGCGTACACAGTCCCACGCTTCTGTTCTGGGGCTGTAATGACCTCTGGCTCTTTGAAGCCGATGTTCTCCTTTAGTTTCTGGATGCCTTCGTGCGTCCATTCGACTTCCCAGAGGTGCTGTGGCTTTCGTGATTCAACACGATGCCAGTCCGTTCCCTCGATGTACGAAGAGCGAAGTTCCTTGAGAATATCTCTGCTGAGACCTAGTGCTGTGGAAAGAGCCTTTTCTTTCATATCGACATATTCGTCAGAATGTGGCGATTTGGTCAACCTAAATCGTCACATCGAATTTTGTAAATTAGACTTACAGGTGGGTGCGGCTGGATTTGAACCAGCGTTTCTTCCGTTATGAGCAGAGTGTTCTAACCTTTGAACTACACACCCCTGTATATAAGATTACGGCAAGCGGGGGTCGAACCCGCAACATCCAGTTTGGAAAACTGACACTCTGCCAATTGAGTTACTGCCGTGAAATGGCTGAAGGGGGTGGAATCGAACCACCGACTACGGAATTAACAGTTCCGTGTTCTACCGCTGAACTACCCTCCAGTAAAAATGGGACTAGCGGGACTTGAACCCACAACCAATCGCTTAAAAGGCGACTACTCTGACCATTGAGTTATAGTCCCTAAAGTTGCAGGGGCGGGAATCGAACCCACCTATGAGTGCTTATGAGACACTTGCGTTCAACCAGAACGCTACCCTGCACAAAAAACCCCGACAGGGACTTGAACCCCGACAAGGAGTACCAAAAACTCCTGTGCTACCATTACACCATCGGGGTAAGTTGGACGCATGAAAGGAAGTTTAACCTTTCTCCTCCGATGAACGGAATTCAACTTAAACTAATGCGTCAGAATCGACCCACTAGGAATCGAACCTAGATGACTCGCTTAGAAGGCGAGTGTTCTATCCGTTGAACTATGGGTCGTAAATCAGAGGGTACAGGATTTGAACCTGTGGTCGAGTGAACCCGACTTCTGTTTTCAAGACAGATGCAATAAGCCTCTCTGCCAACCCTCTAAACTTGGTGGGTGTGTGGGATTTAAACCGCACAGTCATAGTATAACTTCTTGTATGTAATAGTGTTTATCGGAGTTGCATCATTAGGTCTATTACCAATCCGTTGCCTATGCCTAGTCACTAGTACTAGCACCCAAAGCGAGCCTTGTGTCAGATTTGAACTGACGACCCTCTGTTTACAAAACAGATGCACTACCGCTGTGCTAACAAGGCGAAGTCAAAGAACGAGTTGTTTATTCCCAAGAGATATTCAGAAGTCAACGAGAAATAATTAAAATCCCTTCCCCCAAGAATCTGGGGGACTGAGGGGGTTGCTCACAGGGGTTCTAGGGGTTTACATCTCCTTGTGTCAACACAATTCGTACGATTTCGGTACGCTTTTTACTCCACGATAATTTTACGCTTGACTCAAGCACATTGAACCTCCCCCATACCCCCTCATCTATAAGCCATAAGCCTACACCTTAAGCCTTATTAGACTAAAAAGTTTATGTAGCAAGATGGGTATTATATAGCCCCTAACCTAAAAGATAAAGACCCCCCCGCCCCCTGCGTGGGTGGTCGAAGTCTGGGGCTAAAAGAGCAGAGTAAAAAGCGTACCGAAATCGTACGAATTGTGTTGACACAAGGAGATGTAAACCCCTAGAACCCCTGTGAGCAACCCC